GGAGGCCTACTCGTAGCTATAAAATGTTGTTGTTCATATTTCTTGGCTATGTGGTAGCGTTGCCGAAAGGCGTATTTTATCCAGAACGGCAGCTGTTGACGCCGATGCAACAGCCGGGGGTTAAAACCTTTATGCCCAATTTAGATAGACATGGAGATACCTTGCAAGCTTGGGCGGTCTATCGAGACGCTATGGACGCTTATTGGGATGCAATGCCCATTTGTGATACTCCGGAGGCTAAGTTGCCTGCGGATGCTAGGCGTGCATTTGGTGAAGAACGTTGTGAGTACGATTGGGCTCGTACTCAACGCCAAGCTAAGTCAAATGCTTGGCTTCGGGCTGACTGGGACGAGAGTCGTCCAGTTACCCCTAAGAAGACTATTGAGGTGCGATCACCTCCAGCTTCTATTCAAAGTTCTTCTGTCCCTTTGAGTGATATTTTTGACAATAAAGTGGAGGTGCGAACACCTATCCCAAGTCATGATACCATTCATAACATTGATTTTCCAGCTGTTTCCTCCAACGCCACTCAATTCCTTGCTGAGCTTCGGGCCAAGCAGGGTTATGGTGTGGGGTCTTGGATCAGCTGGACATATGCTTATGTGCATGATTTTATAGTTGCAGGGGCTTTTCTCTTATTTTGTGTTTTTCTGTTTCTTTGTTGTACCAACTCCAACAAAAGGCGGAACATGGTCTCATGGGTCATTGAAAAGTTTCGTATTGATCCTGCTTTAGGACCAAACACAATTCGCCGACAATTCCATGAGGGAATAATGCCGGTGACCAGACCTACTAAAGACCACACTCATGCAGCGGCCGCAGCTGACCGCACATCTGCTTCACGTTTTATTGATCGTTTGGCCAACCTTCTTGGTCGAACTGCTTATTTTATTCAGCGATCTCACGCTGATGAAAAGTGTGGCCGTGTTGGAAATCGTTCATTTTATTGGACTAAGGATTTGACTACTAAAGTCTCCTCCGATGAAATTCCAACCGTTCCTATTATGGTTTATGTTGACGTTGATCAATACGTTGACATGAACGAAACGTTGTGCGATCAAGTGCACCCTACGATATTGTATACTGTTCAACCTGATCAAGTAAGTAAAGTTTCGGATAATTATAGTTATACCTTTAATTCCGACAATACTATTGATTATAAGATCACGGGTGGGGGCTCTTATCGACACCGCATTTGGAATTATAGTGTGGACAACATTATGGTATGTAAGACCATTATGGGCATTCCGTATAAAGTTGCCACTTACCTAGTAGACCGTCGTAAAACCTGTCCTGACCATGAGTTAGTGATGTTATCACCAATAGGTTCTTGGCACAATCTTGGTGCCTTGATTTATTGGTTATTCATTTCTGGCGCTAAATTGCGTTATCTTGATGTGGTCAATCCAGGGGGTTTTACTAGATTAATGTCATCATCCAAGGATGGTGTTAAGATTTCTACTGGTCGTGTTAATTCCTACTCGAGCGCTACTATACCTGCTGACATAGATGATACTATTGCGGGGATAGCGCGTTCTTCTGCATACACTCTAACGTTGCCTCAAGTGTTGTGTTTCACTAATGGTGATCGTGTCAAAGCGGTCCCATTGTTAGAGTTCCATCGGTCGAAAATAGTTGCCAAACCTGATGTCGTCTGCCCTGTAGAGGATTCTATTAGGCGGTATCAGTTTCGCCCATATTTTCATGAAGCCTTTGCGAAACCATCGATGATTGGTTTCATGACACCCTTGGTTAATGGAGCTTTTGCCCCAGATCGGACAGCCGGAAATGAGGAGTGTTGTGTGCAGGAGCGAGTGCTCAAAGTTAAACCTAAGCTTTTGGAACTTAATAACTTTTTAGTTCGAGCTATGGATGAATTTTCCAGGATGCTTATCCCTGATGACGTAAAACATACTATGGACCCAACTGATGATGATGAGGTTCTACGACGTCAACATAAACCTAACCAGAGACGATTGTTTGAGGTTATGCATGGGATGACTCCTCGCCGTGTTATCAATATGTTCATGAAAGCTGAGTGTTATGCTGGGTTGAAGGCTCCACGAGCCATTTCAGTTATTAACACTGTTGATAAACGTGAATATAGTCGGTATATGTATGCGTTTGAGAAAGTGCTTAAATTACAATCTTGGTATGCTTTTTCACATACGCCACAAGAAATAACACGACGTGTCGTTACTATCCTTGATGGTGCTGCAAGTGCTGCTAACACAGACTTTGATAAGTTTGATGGGCACGGGTCAAATATTATGCGTGATCTTGAGAAACAAATTCTTCTTCGCGCATTTCGACCGCAGTATCATCAGGAGCTCTTAGACCTACATAAGTCTCAATTTAATTTGAAGGCATATGCTAGGCTAGACAATCCTTACACTGGTGCTCCGCTTAAATATCAAACTGATTTTTCACGAGCTTCTGGTTCCCCGGAGACTTCACTATTTAATACGTTGGTTAATGCCTTCGTTGCCTTTTTGGCGTTAAAGATGTCGAAAGTCGATGGCTTGCCATTGAGTGCAGAGGACTGTTTTGCTCGCCTGGGCATTTATGGAGGTGATGACGGCTTGACCGCCGACATTGATCCTAAATTGTACCAGGAGGCTGCCACTATGATTGGTCAGCAGTTAACCATTGAACCTATTGCGCGCGGTGAACCAGGTATTAAGTTCCTAGCGCGAATTTATTCCCCAAATGTTTGGTTTGGTGATGAAACTACCATGTGTGATGTTAAGAGACAAGTCGTTAAGCTGCATGCATGTGTTAGAATGAATAGTAACGTGACCCCAACTATGAAACTCTTAGAGAAGGTACGTGGTTTTGCTGGCTCAGACCTTAATACACCTATTATTGGTGATTTTTGTAAGGCTGTTATGCGAATCCACGGACAACCTATTCGTGAAAACAAATTTACCGCACCCATGCGATCATGGTTGTCGTATTATTATGGTGAGAACCAATATTATAATGACAAAGCGGATTGGATGCTAGAGTTAGTACAGGCTCAGCTCCCAGAGTTTGATTATGCCCGGTTCCTTAAATGGTGCAATACAATAACAACTTACAAAGAAGCTATGAATGCACCAATGTTTATGGAAAAGATTGTCGCCACTCCGACACAACCCGTGGTTATTGATGGTGATATCCTACCGTTAGGAGTAACGTTTAGTGAGGATTTGGCGGCTTTGTTTCCAAAGGCAAGCACCACGCCACCAAATGTTGAGGTCAAGGAAAAGAAAATCCCTAGTGAAACCACTTTGCCTACAGTTGATTTATCGCAGGGTTACTTTGAGAGGAAAGATGTGAAGCATGGAAAAGAAAAGAAAAAGAAAAAGGATCGCGTTTTGAAGAAAAATATTACTGATGAGGAATATAAATCGCTAAAAGAGCGTAAAATGAAAGAAGGTACGTGGGTTGTAAGGGACCCTGTGCAGAACGCTGACCCTATAAATAAGCAAAACTGGCGATCTAGTCGTCCTGGAACTCCCAAATTGGATGAGCCACCAGATGCGAACACTCATGCTGAAGTTGTGTCGCCAGATAGTAATTTTGTTGCCAATCGCTATGCGGTTCGCAACATTAATATTACTTAGTTCGGGTGGGATTGGCCACCCGTTCATCTGAGTTCTCGATCTCTATAAATTGATTTGTTGTCATGTCTAATGCTAAGAAAGTTAACAAAGGTAAATTTAAGCCTAAAGATAATAAGTCACGCCCGCCTCCAAAGCGGAAGACTAAAAACAATAAGAATAAAATGCCGAATGACTCTAAAAGTGGTGTCATGGTCGTCGCACCCACTGCGATGTCCCAGACTCGGCGCACGGCGCCACCTAAGTTTACACCGCTTCCTAATGGAGATGTTATCATCACAATGCGAGAATATATTAATGATATCATTTCAGGAACAGGTACCCCGTCCACATTTGGGGGTACCTTCTTTGCCATAAATCCTGGATTACAGACCATGTTTCCATGGTTATCACGGATTGCTGGAAATTATGAGTCTTATTACTTCACTAAATTGGCCTTTGTTTATGAGACTGAGGCCTCGACATCCACCACCGGCACTGTTATACTTGCGGTGGATTATGACGCTGCGGACTCTGCTCCTACCACTAAGCAACAAGCTATGACTTATCGTGGTTCTGTCCGCTGTTCACCATGGAATGGGTGTCGACATGTGTCCCTCACTGAGGACATTAAGAAGTATAAAATGTACACTGTACGAACCACTGGCCAGATTTTCCCAGCCACGTATGATATTAAGACTTATGATACTGGGAATCTGTTTGCCCTCACTCAGGGTTGTCCTCCTACTACCATTTTGGGGGAGCTTTATGTGGAGTACACTGTGCGATTGATTACCCCTGGGTCCGTCCTAGGGTCCCAGATTGTACAGGGTGGTCAAATTGTCTCTGGTGGTGGAGGAACTAGTGCTGCTAACCCATATGGGTTAGCACCCACTCCCGATCCACAAAATTTTGGCATAGCAATGAATAATGCCTCTGTTATCACTGTGTCTTATCCTGGCTATTTCTTGGTTGGAATTCGCTTGGATGGCACAGTTATCACTAACGTTGCCATTGCTGGTTCTGCTGGGGTTGTTGTTGTTCAACTTGAAAATACCATTAATGGAGCTGGCACTTCATGTAATTTTGTATACAAGATTCAAACTACTGCTGCCAACTCTACTTTATCTATTACAGCTACTGCAACCACTATTGTTGATGGTTATGTTCAGATGGCCACTGCACCACTGTTTTCGTTAACTTAGATCGAAACTCTATTCTTTACTCTACTTTGAATTTTGTGTATTTGTGTAAGTACCTCAATGTCCCTCGTGGTCGATTATCCGGCGCTGGGAGTTGGGGCTTTTTGGTTGTGGGCTTGTCCCACCGTGTGGCGCCCATTGGTGCGCAACCAAACCTTTTTGGACTTGGTGCTGTTGCCTGGTTCGCAACTAGGGCGATGCCTCCCGCCACTTCAATGTGGTTAGAAGGAGGCTTACCCCGAGGTTGTTTCCATGTGGCAGCATTTTTGTCCTGAGGGGCTCACATTTAACACATTTCAATTGTATGTGTTCCACCTAAAATCACCTTACAAGTTGTAGGTAAAACTTGTCGTAGTTGTGCTAGCGTTTCTTCGAAAAGAAACGGTAGGAAACCTTGTTTGTTGTAGGTAAAACTTTCCGTTTTTGTGCTAGCGGTTCTTCGAAAAGAATCGGC